TGGGACAGGCAGGTGAATTCGGTGCAACTTTTGGCAGTTTTATCTTTAATGATGAGCTGTTTTAGGGAACATCCTGATCTTGCTTGGTTCTGCCGCTTGATGTTGGCGCAAATGGACAACGTGGGGAGCTTTCGATTTCCAGGCGGTAAAATTAGCTACCACGTTAAAGGATGCAGATGTTCGGGCGACATTAATACAGGTTTTGGAAACTGTTTTATATTCCTATTGCTGATGATTTTTGCAATGTTTTCATTGGAAAAGGACTCATGGATTATAGAATGGGATACCACTATTGATGGCGACGACACTGTGGAGTTTAACGAGGAAAGTGATTACCAAGTGGCTTCGGAGGCGCTAAAGAGCACATTCCACACAGCTGGACACAATATTACTACGGAGGCAGTGGCGCACCGATTTGAAGAAATCGTGTGGTGTCAATGCCACCCTGTAAATGTAAATGGTGTTTGGACAATGGTCCGACCACCACTCACCGTTATAGGCAAAGCATATAATTCTACAAAATATGCTTGCCGAGACGTGCGTGCCGCAGGGCACCTCTATATGATAGCTATGGGTGAGTACATTTTGAACCGTGGTGTGCCAGTACTACAACAATGGGCGCAGAAGACAATGCAGCATGCACTCGCTGCTGGTGCTAAACCTGCGCCACTCAAACCTATCGACGTGTCAACGTACATGCGATTGCGGATCTATCTGGACGAAATAGGATATTTCTCCACCGCATTGCCACATGTGCGTGAGGCATATAAAGCTGGGCGAGCTATACACCCGGACATTTTGTTAGATTATCCCCCAATCGAAATAAGCGTGGAAACGCGCATTTCTTTTGAGTTAGCTTTCCAAATGGACGCGGATGCTCAGCTATCCTTGGAATCCCAAGATTGGAATTTTAATCTGCAGTTAGGCGAGAACTGCGGATCTCAATTACCACAGTTGTTCACCTAGTCGGGGTGGACTTACACTCGCTATGAGTATAACTAGCATTAACCTCAGCTCCGGTGGTTGTAGTAAAACCGGAGCATCCTAGTTCAACTAGGTTTTTGCCCACATTAACGGTAATGTTAAAACTTGATGCGCTGGGGAGCGATACACCCGATTATTTTCAACATGTCATTTACATACAAACGGCAAAACGGAAAGTCTAATCCAACCGCTAGTAGCAAGGCCCTGACTACTGGCGGTTACATCATGGTTTCGGAAGAAGCCATGGCCAAAACTGAGCGAAGAGAGCGTGAATACAAAGCCATGCAGGCTAAGTTGACACGTGTCGCTCGAAACCGCGTAGCACCGCCCCGCCCCTCTATCAATAATGGGCTGGTCGGTTCTAAACTGCGAACACGCGAATCGATTCGCACAGCGTATTTTGAATATCTAGATGCGCTAGTGAATCCTTTCGGGCACAGAGGTGCACGAATTCCATCTATGGCGCCAGTTGAAATTTCAACTTTTAGCGTCGAAGAACCACAAAGTTTCGACTTAACTTGCGCTCAAGAGGCAGGCTCACTTAGAGCGCTGTTTCCTTGCCATTTTCTTCGAATGTGGGCGGCTTC